TTAGTAGGATAGGAGACTGACATGGGACTTACACGAGTAAACAATCAGGCTCTTACCAATGTGACCTCGGCAGGTTTGCCTAGTGGCTCTGTGTTACAGATTGTCACTGTTGACGATAATACAAGACGGAACTTTGAAAGTCGAGGCCAAGGTACTTGGTATGATGATTATACTGCTTTGAATATTTCAATTACACCCAAGTCTAACAACTCTAAGTTACTGTTCTTCGTTGATATTAAATATGGAACTGACGGCACTTCATATAGTACCTTTTGGCAAATTAGAGAAGGCACTACTATTATGTCAGAGTTAAATGGGGGTACTTCTAATTCTCATCCTTGTTTCGACCAGACAAGAAGTGAAGCTTATAATGACGCAATACATTATAAGTTAGAAACAGCCTCTATTATTGGGGGCGAAGTATCAAATACTGCAACCTCTCAACGCAGTTTTAACTTTAGGTATAAAATGCAAGGTGGAGGAACACTGGCTATTAACAAAGAGGGTAACGTTAATAGTAACCAAGGCAACCACTCACCCACTGCTCAATCGAGAGTTATGATTATGGAAATAGCAGGGTAACTATAACACACACATACATACGGAAGGCTATAGATGCTAGGTTTTTCTACATTCTCAGAAGCCCCGTTTGCTTCACAGGGCTTACAGACACATGAAGCAACTGCCAGTGTAACAGCACAGGCTAGCGTCTCTGCATCCGTACAGGTTGTAAAGGATACATCAACAAGTGTATCAGGTGCTGGTTCTCAGTCAGGCGTTGCTACAGCACGTCTAGTTGCTTCTAGTAACATTAGTGCCTACGGTACGTCTTCGGCTACTGCAACAGGCTTATTCCCCGGTGATGTGGCTATTACTGCATCAGGCAGCGTTAGTGCTGGCAGTATTCGTGTTCAACATCCTGATGCATCAGTAACAGGCTCTGGTTCTGTACAGTCAGATGTAACTGCACGTATCTTAACCACAGCAAGTATTAGTGCTTCTGGTACAGTATCGGGTGCATCTATTCGTGTTAAAGATGTAGCTGCTAGTATCACAGGTTCTGCTTCAACATCTGCTGATGTAACTAAAGTAGGTTCTGTTTCATCTAACATCACATCTGCCGGTAGCGTTATCTCTAATGCTACAGCGGAACTACTAAACTCTGGTAGTGCAGAAGGTACAGCAACAACAGATAGTGATGCAATACGTGTAGTAGATGTTACTGCCGACATTAGTTCTCCTGCAGCTACTATGCAAGGTACAGCACTATATGTTGTCAACGTATTCTCTGATATTAGTGGTAGTGGTACTGCAGAGATTACAGGTGATACTACCTTTATTGCAGATGGTAATGGCGACATTCAAGGTACAGGAACTGTACTAGCCCTTGGTATTCGTTTCAACTACTTTGAGCAACGAGATAAGTATCAACGTAAACGTACCGTATATATTGAGCGTCAGACAACAGCCGCAGATAGAACAGTAAAAGTAGCAGCCGAGTCTCGTGTTGCATTAATAGAACGACAAACATCATCAGCAGATAGAACTGTAAAGATTGCTGCATAGGAGTAAAGAATGTCATTTCGTTGGCCTAATAAAGACCCAGATGAAATCTTAGATTATAGCGTAGATTGGTCACGCTTTTTAGCAGGGGCAACTATTGGCAGTGCAACTTGGTATGTAAACAACGAGTCTGGTGTTAAGACTTTGTTGACCTCTACAGGTACTGTGAATACTCTGCGTAGTACATCACAAACTATTAGCAGTGATAATAAGACCGCTACTATTTATCTTGCAGATGGTACTAATAATGCTCAGTATGTTATCTATTGTCAGATTACTGATAGCACGGGTAACACAGCCGAGCGTGTTATCAAACTTAAAGTGAGGAATAAATAATGGCGTACGACTTTCTTGGTCTAGTAAACAAAGTAAATAGACGTTTGAATGAGGTTGAGCTTACGTCAAACAATTTTGATGCGGCAGCTGGTTTTTATTCACAAGCAAAAGATGCTGTCAACGCAGCTATTCGTGACATCAATCAGATTGAATACAACTGGCCTTTCAATCACGTAGAAGAAGAAGATGTATTGACAGCCAATATGCTTCGTTATTCTTTTCCGCATGATGCAAAGCTAGTCAACTTTAATACATTTAGAATCAAAGAAAACTCTACACTTGGTGTTAACACACGTAAGCTAGAAGAACTTACGTATGAGAACTACCTAAGTAATTATATTAGCTATGAGTATGATGAAGACAACAGTTCATCTAGTGTGCCACAGTATGTATTCCAAGCACCTAACGAGGAATATGGTTTAGTTCCTCCACCTAATAAAGCGTATACAGTAGTGTATGAATACTATCGTGTACCTGTAGATTTAGAAAACTATGAAGATGTTCCAAGTATCCCAGAAAGATATGCTCATGTAATCATTGATGGTGCAATGCATTATACATATCTATTCCGTGGTAACACGCAAGATGCTATGGTCGCAAAAGAAAAGTTTGAGGACGGCATTAAGAACATGCGTTCTACTCTAATCAATCGTTATGGCTACCTTCGTTCTACCATGATAACTACCTAATAAACCAATAAACACTTGACAAACAAAACTAAATATGTAAAACTAGGTACTAGGAATTAGAGATGGCAGATACGTGGAATACATATCCTATTGAATTTAGTGATGGCTTGGTTACAAACCTAAGTCCATTACAACAGGGTATGAACCTTCCCGGCAGTGCAACTAGCCTTAAAAACTTTGAACCGTCAGTTGATGGTGGCTATAGACGTGTTGCTGGGTATGACAAATTTGACACTACCTCTATAGGTGGTTCAGGTATTGTCCGTGGTATTACATACTATAATGGTCGTGTATATGCTGCAAGAGGTTCACACCTGTATCGCTCTAGTGGTTCTGGTTGGACGCAAGTAACTGATAACGCTACATATTCTAGTACTGGTGTTACTTTAGGTGGTAGTGATGTTGTTCGTTTTGTTAAGTTTAACTTTGACGGTGACGAAAATCTATTTTTAGTTGATGGCTCTGGTAAGCCTTTTATCTTTGATGATAATGCATCTACCTTAACACAACTAAGTTCATTGAGTGCGGATTTTAGCGGTAGTGATTTCGCTGTAGTATTTAAAAACCATATCTTTGTGGCTAACGATGAGAACCTATTCTTCTCTGCGCCATACTTAGCTGATGACTTTAGTACTGCCAACGGTGGTGGTGTTATTAATATTGGCGATAATGTAACAGACCTGATTGTCTTTCGTGACCAGCTTATTATCTTTAGTAAATCTAAGATTAAGCGTATTGCAGGTAACAGTGTCGCAGATTTTCAGTTACAAACTGTATCGGAAGACTTAGGTGCTATTCAACCTGATACAGCAAAAGAAGTTAGCGGTGATGTAGTTTTCCTTGGGCCTGATGGTATTCGCACACTAGGTGCAACAGATAGAATTGGAGATTTTAATCTTGCTGTTTTATCTAAGCCTATTCAGTCAGAGGTAACTAAGTTTGTAAACAGTGCGACTGCTTTCTCAGCGGTAGTACTAAGAAAGAAAAGTCAGTACAGGTTATTTGGTTACGCTTCTGGGGTGCAGGATTCTGCTGCTCTAGGTATTCTGGGTACACAGTTAGGTGACGCTAAGTTTGCATGGGCTGAGACTAGAGGTATTAACGCTCGTGTCTCTTACAGTGAATACAGCGGTGATGATGAGTACATCTTCTTTGCTAATGACAATGGCTATGTATACCAAATGGAACAGGGTAATAGCTTTGACGGTGAGAATATTGTAGCTGACTTTCAAAGTCCTTTCTTACTATTCCAAGACCCTAGACTACGTAAGACTTTTTATAAAGCCTTTTTGTACACAGACCCATCTGGTACAGTTGACGTAACATTTAGACTGGCACTAGACTTTGAAAGAAACAATGCCGGTATCGTTCAACCACAATCAATTAATCTAATCAATGATACAAGTGCGGTATTTGAATACGGCTCACCTACTGCGATATTTGGTACTGCTACGTATGGCTCTGGTGATATTGATAGCATATTGGAAACACAATTAATCGGTTCGGGTTATAGTGCTGCTGTACACATTACATCAGACAATAAAAACCCACCATTCTCATTAGACTCAATCGTACTTGAATACGCAGTTAACGGAAGAAGGTAAAGTAAATGGCAGGATATACTAGACAATCTGCAAATAACATTGTTGATGACGGCATTATCAATGCTAGTGACTTTAATGATGAGTTCAACAGCATTGAAACAGCCTTTAACGCTGCGACAGGACACACTCACGATGGTACAGCTGCCAATGGCGCACGTATCGTTGAGGTAGGTCCTAGTGGGGATTTAACTGTATCAGGTACAACGCTTACTCCGTTGACTACTAATACACTAGATATTGGTACAGCATCTACACAGTTTAAGAACTTGTATCTTGACGGTAAGATTTATGCAGACGGCATTGGTGAAGACACAACGGTAGACACTGATAAGAAAGTCCAGTTCCGTGACTCTGCTATCTATATTAACTCATCTGCAGATGGTCAGTTAGATGTAGCTGCTGATACAGAAGTACAGATTGATACCGCTACACTAGATGTAAATGCCGATGCAGATGTATCAGGCACTCTTACTGTTGGTGGTACTGTTACTGCTACTGGTGTTCTTACTGCTGACGCTGGTATTAATGTAGACAACATTACTATTGATGGTAGTGAGATTGACCTATCAACAGGCGACCTTACTGTAGATGTTGCTGGTGATATTGTTCTCGATGCAGATGGTGGTGACATCATTGCTAAAGATGGTGGCACACAGTACGCAGCACTGACAAACACAACAGGTAATCTAACACTGAAGTCTGGCTCGACTACTGCTGTTGACTTTACTGGTGCTAATGCAGACTTTGCCGGTACTGTCGATGTAACTGGTGCAGCTACAATGGATAGCACACTAGATGTAACAGGTAATACAACACTAGCTGGCACGTTAGATGTTACAGGCAATACCACTCTTTCTGGTACGCTAGATGTAACAGGCAACACTGATGTCACAGGCAATCTAACTGTAGATGGGAATACTGTAATTGGTGATGCTGCTACAGATACAGTCACAGTAAATGCGGACGTTGCATCTAATCTAATCCCATCAGCCGATAGCACATACAAGCTAGGCGACTCCACTAACTATTGGTCTGCTGGCTATGTAGATGTATTGCACACAACAGGCAATGCAAACGTAGGTGGTAACGCAACAATTACAGGCAACCTTACTGTAAATGGTACAACCGTTACTGTAAACAGCAGCGTTACATCTCTCGATGACCCTGTACTAACACTAGGCGGTGACGTAGACTTAGCATCCGATGATAACAAAGACCGTGGTGTTGAGTTCCGTTGGCATGATGGCTCAAATGCAAAGCTAGGTTTCTTTGGTTTTGATGACAGCACAGGTAGAATGACTTTTATTCCTGACGCTTCAAACTCAGGTGAAGTATTTAGTGGTACTAAGGGTAAGCTAGATGTAGGTGGTATCTTCCTAAACAACACAGAAGTTACTGCTACTGCTGCTGAACTAAACAAGTTAGATGGTGCATCTGTAACTACTAGTGAACTAAACGTACTAGATGGTATCACTGCGAGTACAGCAGAGTTAAATATTCTTGACGGTGTTAATGCTACTGCTTCAGAAATCAATACCCTTGATGGTATCACTGCAAGCACAGCAGAACTAAATAAGCTAGACGGTGTTACTGCATCTACCGCTGAACTGAATACATTAGATGGTGTTACAGCATCAACTGC